CTGAGTTCCAACGGTGGAGCGGGAGCGGCAACCTTCCAGTATGACAGACCGGAGGCTATGTTTGCGGCCCTGACCGAAGCGATTCCGAGCGGAACAGTCGTACAGTTCACGGCGACCGCATACGGCGGTTGGACTGCCGGGCCGAGGCATTTCACAGCAAGTGCAGACCTGCCTGTTGGGACAATGCTCTGCCTGAACGGTTATCAGAATACGCCGCTGGAATCTCTGAGCGTGACGGCATACGCCAGCCAGAAAACCACCACCCCATTTGCGACCATGCCGATTTCTGCCGGAGACGGCGGCGCGACGGTTGACCTTGGAGCGTGGGAGACGGACGGCAACCACCCGCAGAGAATCAGCTATGGTTCAAATAACGAAGCTGAGTCGAACTTCTTCCAGTTCCTCAACGCAGATACCGGAACCGGCGTGATGGCTGACATCTGGGAGCCGCAGACCAAGTACGACATGATGTGTACGGCGTTTACAACGCTCAAAGGATTCCTCGGCGGTTTCTCCGATGAAGTCCGCGCCTGCTTTGGATATGTCAAGATTCCGAACATTGCGAATAATGTTTTTGAGTCTCAGGATTCCAAGTACACTAAAAACACGGCGTATGAGCATAACGGGTACATCTTCCTTCCGTCCAGAAAGGAAGTCTACGGCTCGAATGAGAACGCCAACGAAGACGCAGAAGTGCAGTTCAATTACTACAAAGAGATCGCGACGGCAGACCACGACAAACTGATGTATGCCGAAAGAGCGGCGAACCCGACAACCTACTGGCTCCGCACTCCCTACGCTGGTGACGCCGGCAATGTGCGGATTTGCTTCGCGGGCGATGACGGCGCACTGAGCGCCAACACTGCCAGCACTGCTTACGGGGCCGCGCCGCTTGCAATTTTAGCGTAAGCGGAATCTGACAATCCCGCCCGTTAGGGCGGGGAAGGAAACACAATGGCAGTCAGAAAAGGCGATCAAGATCAAGGCAAGTTGAAGGTAATTGACGCCAGCAAGAACCTTCTGCGCTATACATACGAGCGAGTCAAAAGTAAGACGTTCCCGAAAGCGGAACGGTGGCTGATGCCGAAATCCATCTGGGATCAGGTGAGTGCGGCACATACGAAAATCGTAAGGGCGAATGCAATCAAAGTTGAAACGAAGGAAGAAGCCGCAGAAAGGTTACTGTTTGAGAAAGAAGCAATCGGACATCTTGAAGCGACAATCTCTCTGATTGATACCTGTCACTGTCTCGGACACATTTCGGATAATCAGGCGGACTTCTGGACAGGACTCGCGACAGATACAGAAAATCTGGCGAAAGCATGGTTAAAATCGAACCGGCAGACCTACAAGGAACTGCTTCGGGACGATTAATTAACAGGGGAAATCGCTATTTGTGACCTCGGGCCGAGGACGTTGTGGTTTACCGCACTCCCAACGCTGGTAACGCCAACAATGTACGGATTTGCAACACGGGCAATGACGGCGCACTGCACGTCAGCTATGCCACCAATGCTACCGGGGCCGCGCCGATTGGGGGAATAGTGAGATTCGAGTACCTTCGGGGAAAGCAGAGCAGCTCCCGCAAGGAGTGATTTTCCCGACTCTGAAAGGAGCGAAAAGATGAATGACGTGGGTGCCTGGTTTCAGGCAGTCCCACTGTAAGCGTTCATAAACCTTTATATGAAAGAATTATTATTACACAACAAAGGCAGGGATTAAAAATGGCAACTATGAACGAGCGGCTTCTGAAGGTTGAGAGCGATGCCCGGTACGCACAGCATATCGCAATGGTGAACAAGGGTGTTGCCGATTACAACATCATGATGGGAAACATTGAAGACCCGACTGAGGGCGAGGAGGACGAAGAAGATGGAACACTCTGAAAAGTTTGAGCTTGTCAAAAGCTACTATGACGCTGGAATCTGGTCAAAGAAGGCCGTGAAGAACGCCGTCAAAAAAAGATGGATCACGGCGGAAGAATATCTGGAAATCGTCGGGGAAGAGTTTCCCGGCTGAATTAGAAAACTGGATGGTCTGGTGGCGTAAGAGTCACTGGTGACTGTCACTTAAGGGCCTAATTAGATTACCAGAGAACCCAATTATTGACCGGGAACACCGAGCATGATAAAATGAAGAAGGGGCGAGACTTAATAGCCTCGCTCCTCCAACCAAGGGATGATGGCCTTTGATAATGCCCACGCTTTGGATCGTTCTTCGTCTGCGCAATATTTGTCGAGCCTTGCATAGACATCAGGAGGAAGAGTGCATGAGAATTTGACGAACTTCTCAGCCTTCTCTTTCGCTGATCCAAAACGGGGACGGCCTCGCTGAGTTTCTTTCTCAGTCATAGGGCATCACCTCGACAACATTCTATCATGACTGTCAAGGAGGACGCTATGACAAATGAAGAGGCTTATGAGCGGATAGCAAAGATGGTGTTTTCAGATGGTGATGATGCTGTAGCTATTGGAATGGCTCTTGGATGCATGATTCATTCACGCAATATCAGCAAACTTCCTGACTGCAACATCTGCCAGAGAAAAATAACCGGCTGTAAGTATCTGCCACGGTATGGAGAATACACAAGAATCAACTGCCCGCATTACCAGCCAGAGCAACATTTATCACCGGCTGCGGATTATGCAGACAATCAGCTGCTTGCACCGGCATGATTGTCACTTAAATAGGTTTTCGGGCATGGGCTGAAAAGGCCAGTAAATACTAGTGTTTTCGGGCCTCGAAAATTGACAGGACTAATTTTGATGACAACCACGGTGGCGGAATAGGTAGACGCTTATGGCTGTAAAGAACGGCAATGCACAGCCCTAATGGAGTTGGTTCATGCAAGGTGCAAATCCTTGCCCGTGGTTTTATCTCGTGAAAATCTTGTAATTTCGCAAGATAGGCAAAAGATAACAGGAGGGATGCCGATATGCTACTTGTACGGATCATGATTTACATTGCCGTCGTATCGGCAGTCATCATCTTTTTCTATGGGGCAAGCGGAGGAGACGCACCATGAGCGCAGACGATTTAGACGTTTGGATTAATTACCTGTTGGAGGGTAAACAATGAGTTACCATCAGACTATTTACAACCTACTCCGAGGTTACGGTCTTTCTGAAGCCGGGGCAATCGGCGTTATCGGAAACTGGCAAGCAGAAAGCAACTGTGAGCCAAACAGAGTGCAAGGCGACTTCTCACCATACCGGACAGGCAGCAAGCAATATGTAGCTGATGTTACATCCGGGAAAATATCCAGAGATCAATTTGGGCATGATGGAAGGGGCTTCGGGTTTTATCAGCTTACCTATTTCAGCCGGAAGCTTGGATATTACGATCATTGGAAAAAGTCTGGCAAGGCTCTTGACGATGCTGGATTACAGGTAGAATACGCAGTTATCGAGCTGAAGAGAGATTTCCAGAATCTGTATCAATTCCTCTGCTCTACGGCAGACATCTACAGCGCAACAGACCGAGTATGCCGTGAATTTGAAAGACCAGCAGTCAACAATGTTCAGGCACGGTATGAGGCGGCTCTGAGGATCAGAGCGGAGCTTGACCTCAGCGGGCAGTCAACTGTGGGTCAAGTAAAACCGGAACCCGAGCCAACTACAGAAGAGCAAAAGATTGAGACATGGCCACCTCGCACAATTGACGAGCATTGTTCCGGTTGGGCAGAGGTTTGGCTTTTGCAGTCATTGCTCAAGTGCCGTGGTTACAACGTGCTTGTGGACGGCATCTGGGGAAGCCTTCTGACAGACAAGGTCAAGCAGTTCCAGAAAGAGCATCAACTTGACGTAGACGGAGTAGTCGGACCGATGAGCTGGGCCAAACTTATGGAGCGGGGGTGACACCGATGCAGAATCTGACACCGGCGCAGGCAACCGTTATTGCCTCGATCATATCAGGGCTTGTGGCAGTCATTGTCTGCCTGGTCAATAACCGGGCAGTGGCAAGCAAGCAGAAGATTGAGAACGCGAAACGGGACGCGAAACTGGAAATGTGGATGCAGGCCGTGGACCGGAAGCTGGACACACACAACGGTTACGCAGAACGATTTGGGGAGATCAGTACAGACATAGCGGAGATCAAGACCGCAATCCAATTCTTAAAGGAGAAGTAACATGAACGACAAAGAACGTTATCTTGTATGCACGACTGACGGCAAGACCTATACAATGGTTGGTGTAACATTTGGAAAGATTCTGGAAGAATTCGGTGAAGAGAATGTATGGCAAATGATTCGCCTGGATTATGAGGAGGTCAAAGAATGAAACTCCCTGATAAAGTCTATGATATCCTCAAATGGATTGTGATGATCTGCATTCCAGCTCTCACCACGGCATATGTCGGTCTGGCGGCTGTGTGGGGCTGGCCTTATCCAGAAGCAGTTGCTAAGACCTCTGCAATCGTCTGCACACTTCTTGGTGCGCTCCTGGGCATTAGCACTGCTCAATACAATAAAGATAATAAATAAAAATCAGGACAGGGTGAAATATCCCTGTCCTTTTTTCGTTTGCATTTCCGTTTGCATTTTCATCTGCAAAATGGGTGTAACATATCTTTTCAAAACGTCAAAAATGTTACGAAAACGCAAGAAATATGATGTGTGAAAAATCGTGAAATTGTCAGTAAAATAGGGAAGAGTCCTTGATTTACTAGCAAATCAAAGACTCTTACAAAATGGTGCCGGTGGTGGGACTCGAACCCGCATCAAAGAAGACAAAGGCATAGTAGTTACTGATAGTTTGAAGAAGCGTTTGCTTTTTCATCTGCATTTTGAAAAAATCTGGTGAATGAATCCTTCGCTTCGGACTGACCTGATGCAGTAAGACGGATATATACTTTGTGGAGAGTATCTGGTGTACGCCAGCCTCCCCAAGTTTGAATCTGTCGATCTGGAATATCTTTGAGGTAATAGCACAGGCTGGCAAAAGAGTGACGTAATCCATGAGGCGTGACCTCGGTTACACCAGCACGATGACATGCACGTTTGACATCATCAAGAATAGTGGTAGCACCTATGTTCACAACTTTTCCGGTTTTGTTGTTAACTGCATTCAGCACTGTGATTAACTGTGGTATCATAAGCGGAACTGTCCGAGAAGATGATTTGTTCTTATTGGTATTCTTCGATACATTCCCTTTCTCACCACGAACCAGTGATTCTTTGATTGTGATGGTGTTGTTTATCAAATCTACGTTCTTCCAGTCGAGTCCTCGCACTTCGGACAGGCGAAGACCATGTAGCATGAGTAAACACGGGATCTCATACGTTCTTCCTTTCACAGCCTCGCAGAATGGTATGATTTCTTCTGGTTGAAGGAATGCAATCTCATTCACCGGAACTGCTGCCAGCTTTACTTCTGGCACTGGATACTTTACATCTTTAAGCGCAGCGCAAATTAAGCTCCATGAATTTTTTACAGTTTTCTGTGACACATCTTCAAGCTCCTTGTTTATCATCTCTTGCCAGGTGATATCAGGGAGCTTTTTGTTTTGGTAATCTTTGAACCGCTGTTGATAGTAGATGGTGTATGACCTTACTGTTGACGGGCTGAGAGCGGTTTTATACTTCTCAACATAACGCTCTTGAACTTCTCTCAGAGTCATTTGCTTTGCGTCTGCTGAAATTCTTTGACGTTTGCCAGCAAGATACTCACTCTTTACCAACCGTGCTTCTGCGCGGCATTGCTTCTCTGATGAGCGGGTGATCGAAATCACTTCACCGTCAAGCCGGAGCGTTACGTTATAATTGCCGCTGGGGAGTTTGTTGATTTTTGGGATCTTCATACTATTCTGATATAGTCGAGATATTTCTCCATCTCTTTTGAATTACATTCCTTCAGCTCTCTTTGACCGTTGGTGTAGAGAATAAGGATGCAGTAGATGGTGCTGTTATAAGTTGCAAGTACTTTGGTTTGCTCCGCAGTTCTTACTCCGAGAACCCTGACACGTTCGATTTGTTTTATTGGATTGATAAAGGCCATTATGATTCCTCCTTATAAATCTTCCACTATGCCAATCGGCAAGTTGTTATAGAAATCATCGTTCTCGATGTGCTTCACTTCATGACGAAATGTCTTTTGAAGAACAGACAATGGATATCGTTGGTTCAAGTAAATGCTGAATGTACCATCATTGTTTGTCGTAACCATGCCGCGAACCGAATAAGGAAGCAAATCAAAATACACGAAATAATCTACTCCAGGAATGTATTTCATTTACCTTCTCTTTCCTCCTTACGTCTCATCAGCACGGCAAGAGATTCGAGAATGTCTGACTCTGGTGCATTTTCGGCAGCATCAAACAGCATTCTCTTTGCTGGACTGTCTCTCAGGTCTTCTCTTTGCCGTATCGTTCTTTCTGCCTCAGCTTCTGCAGTATCTTCCCCAAAAAACTCAGCGCGTGATACGCCGAGATAATCAAGAATTGCAAACAGTCTTCCCATCTTAATATCATTGACCTTTTTCGGGTTGAGATATCCATTTCCGAAACCAAGATCCTTTTCCATCTTGGAGACGGAAATATTTTTTTGCTCACAGATCTCCCTTATTTTATCAATAACGTTGTCCATAAAATTACCCTCGCAAAATTATTTAGGAAATTTTCGCAAAAAGGTATTGACATTTAGAAAAAATCCTCTATAATATGCGACAGTAGGATTTTTCCTAAACAGCACAGCCCGTATTTCTTTGTTATCCGACTACATTATAGATTTTTTTCTAAACGCTGTCAATAGGAATTATTCGAAATGTAAGAAATTTGTAAGAATTGCACAGAAAGGTGGTGAGAGCGTGATATACGAAAAAGTTGCAAAGCTGTGTGCAGACCGTGGGATTAGCATTCGTGCTTTGGAGCTTGAGCTGAAAATGGGCAACGGAACAATTAAAGGATGGGAGAAGACCAATCCGAGGGTGGATCTGTTGAAGAAGGTGTGTGATTTCTTTGGAGTCACACTGGACGAAATGATGAAAGAGGATTCTATCGATGGCAAAGAATAAATCTTTCACCGGCAGTCGGCAGTCAGTCGGTACGCCGACATTGAGCAAAGACAATTATTTCCAGCTTATGAGGAAGATACGGAAGGAGCGTGAACGGATTGCCAAAACTGAGGCAAACAGTTCCGAAGTTCGACAGGATCGCAAAGGTGCTTCGGTCGTATGAGCTTAATGGATCCAAGATCGCGCCGGTTCTGAAGATTAGTCCGGTCACGGCACGGAAGAAGATGCGCGATCCCTGGTTGTTCACAATTAAAGACCTCGATGCGCTTGCGAGATACTACGGCATTCCGTGGGCAGAAATCAAAGAGGCAATGGTGCGATGATATGGGACTTTATGACGATTGCCCGTGCCGATTTTGCGTACCGCCGAAAAGGCATCCAGCATGTCATGGTAATTGTAAAGACTATGCAGAATGGCATGGAACTGTAAGAAGTACCACGATTGCGATTCGCAAGCAGCAGCAACAAGACAGTAATGTAGTAGGATTCATTGTTGATTCTCAGCGCAGAGTCGATAAGCGGCTCAAGATAAAGAAATAAGGAGGATAACATGCGAGAAGAATTAAACCTGGTCAATGTCATCCTGTATGACGGCAACAGGAAGGTTAACTGGGATTTCCGAGATAGTAAACCACTGATGGAAGCTCTTGGGAAGTTTGGCTTCAAGTGGCAGAAGAACAGCGTTCGGGTGAATGGGCATCCGATTACCGATTCGCTTCTGTATCACAGCCTGGAATCGTTCGTTGAAGCCTCTAAGAGATGCGAGGACTATGGTGGCAGGCTTTTTGTCACGATGGAAAGACCAGAGAACACTGAAAAAGCACAGAAGAAGGAGACGGCATGATGTTTGTGAGCGCGTTCTGGTTTGGAGTGATTTCCACCCTGGCAGCGGAATTCCTGATTGCAACGGCACATGTGCTGATCACTGATGCCAGGGAGCAGAGAGAAGAGGAAGAGGAGGATGACGAAGATGAGCGTTGATACGAAGCTTGCCATCGGCGCGCCGTGCGGAACCGTGGTCTATGACAAGCGGAGGAACAAAGAAGTCACGGTTTTCCCCGCAGTGGATTGTGGGTATATGTGCGAAACCTGTGACTGGAACCCGGAAGAACACAAGCGCAGATTGAAAGAAGGAAAATGGCAACCGTGCCACATGCGTATCAACCAGGAAACCGGCAAGCGTGTGGTTCTGGAAAATGTCCAGCAGTTGACCTTCGGATATCCGGTGGTGGCGCGATGAACGATGGGTTTGAGTGGTGGTACTGCGAAGACTGCGGTGCGCTGTTCCAGGGGATGAACGCTCATATTGAGCATGTGGAGAATCGGCATTGGTGGCTGGACGATTGCCCGGTCGAACGTTGGACGGAAATGTATTGCCCGGAGTGCGGAAGTCCTGCGATTTACGAAGCTCCAGAATGTGACGGATGCGGTGAAATCTTCAGGCCACAGGATCTGGTTGACGGGTTCTGCGAGAAATGCAGAAAGGAGGATTGGTCTGATGGATGCTGATACCGTGATTAAGCTTGTTACAGAAAAGCTGGAAGAAATCGCTAAGATCTTCGATCAGTTTGAAGGAAAAGATGATTCTACATTCATCAACATGTCTGTTTGTGACACTTTGATTACCGCAACACTGATGTCTGTTAAAAAATGTGACGAATGCAATCACCGTGAGCCTGTTGTTCATGGAGAAAAGTACATTAGCAGAGCATAAGAAAAAGCCTCTCTCGTTTGTGGCGAACGAGGGAGGCAAGGGAAAAATGGATTAACCAAAGGAGATTATATCAGATGAGCTTTGATTTTGCAACAGCGAAAGCTGTTCTGGATGAATATGAGGAGAAAGAGCATCTCCTTCAGTGGAGATATCCCTGGTTCAACGTGGTGTACAACTACGTTATTGTAACACTGTTGATCGGATTGTTCATCAGCTTCGGCATCTGGGGTGTGGATGTCCACATTCAGAGAGAGTCCGAATCTGCTGCCGCGACCGCACTTGCCTCATATCAGGCAGAGGAGCGCGCAAAAGCAGATGAAATAGCTCATCAGCAGAAACTGTACGAGCAGTCCGAGGAAGTTGTCACGCAAAAGATGGCAACCGAGCTTGCAAAGCTGTTTTTCGGAGCGGATAAGTTTCGGGAGAAGTACAACTATTCCGATGCTGATTTCCGCACACTGGCGCGATGCGTTTTCAATCGCGTAGAGAATCCTGGGTATTCCAATGATATCTACGATGTAATCAACCAGAAAGACCAGTGGGTTGGTTACTATGACACAAACCCGGTACTCGATGAGTACTTCAATCTCGCTTTAACGTCCATCAGAGAATGGCGAAGCGAGACGGTAAAACCAGTCAGCAACGATTATCTGTGGGCAGAATTTACTCCTAATGGAATCTTTCTAAAGAACGATTTTCGTGCGGACGGATATGCCAGGAGGTGGAGAGCGTCATGAGTGATTTTTACTACATTAACTCTGGCACATGGCATAACTGCCCGGTTTGCGGAAAGCGATTTTTCACCACCAGTCCAGGCGAGTACGTTTACAAACGTCCAGCCAAAACAGAGAGCGGGGCCACGGTCATTTACTTCTGTAAGTGGTCATGCCTACGCAAGTGGGAAAGAGAGAAGGAAAATGGCTGAATACATCAACCGTGATTCGTTTCTTGAACAGCAACGTGCATTGTATTGCAAGGACTGTAACAGGCGCAAGAACAGCAAAGGAAAGACTGTCTATGAGATCGGAGAAGCTCCGTGCCGTGCATGTGATATTGGAACTATGCTGGACGCTGTTGAGGACTATCCAGCCGCCGACGTTCGGCCTGTGGTGAAAGCAAGGTGGATCGGTTATCCTGAGTGCCTTAAATATACGAATGCCTATTCCGATGACCACATCGTTTGCTCTGCTTGCGAAGAATGTTTTAGCATACTGGACAACGATTGTGAACGCTTTAACTACTGCCCGAACTGCGGAGCAAAGATGGAGGGCTGACGATGCTTGATAATGTAATTACTTGGCTCATGAAGCGACTTATTCTGTTGTGGGACAGGCACAATGACAAGTTAGCTTTTTCCTTTGGGCGTGACGAGCGAACGGACTATTCTGTTCTTGTCGAACGCTTTTATGACGATTACTACACCGTAGGGACTGCGATGTACCCGTACAACAAGGGGGAGGAAAGCTGATGTATGAAGAGCTGGTAAAGCGGCTGCGATCTCATAACGGATGGGCGCTAAATAAAACGCTTGACGAAGCCGCCGATGCCATAGAGGAACTGGAAAAGTTTTACAAGATAATGGCAGACACATATGAAACAGAAGTCACAAAAAAACGTTGGGTTCCGGTGACGGAACGGGTACCAGAACCGGGATGGTATTTAGTACGATGCAACGAAGTACACAAGCATATACATAGGATTGCCTATTGTTACAATTCTGTTTGGTATGAAGATAGCAATGATATCACGGAATTTGTAACTCACTGGATTTCACTTCCAGAGCCGCCGAAGGAGGAAACATGATGGCGTTTGAAGATTTTGCTTTTAAGCCTCCGATCTGTGCAATCAGGGTGAAATCATGCGGAAACGATTGGGTAACCGATTGTGACGCTACATTGGCAGCAGACAAAATAAGAGGATTTTCACTTGATTCTGATGGCGTACACATCTATAGCCGGGAACGAGATATTCACGGTGACTATGACAACGTTTATGTCCCGTATACGAATCTTGAGGCACTTGTCTTCTATTTTAGAAAGCCAAAGGAGGAATGAGCATGGGATTCTACGTCAATTTGGAGATGCCGAAGGATTGCCCGATGTGCCCCTTCGCGCATTATGACAGGTTCGACACTTTCTGTGGATGTGACATCACCAGAGGCAAACGATGGGCGGTGAAAAATGACAAGGACTACGCCGAGTCATCCACAAGACCGGATTGGTGCCCTCTCATCGAAGTCCCGGAACCGCATGGGGATTTGATAGATCGGGATATGCTACCGAAATCTCGTGTCGAGTGGGAGGACATTGTGACCGCTCCAACGGTCATCCCAGCGAGTGAGGAGGGCTGAGTGATGGACAGGAGAAGAACGTCAAACTTTGATGGAAAGTGCGGCTCTTGTCGGTTCTTTACGATCGAACAGGGACGAGAGTGTACGGGTTTTTGCTCCGGATGCATGAAACAAAAGGGCAGACTCGAACGCTCGTACAAATGTAAAGGGTATGAAAAAGCTCCAACCGTCATTCAGGCAAGCGAGGAGGCTGAGTGATGTATTACAAGGATGAGTTCGGATTTGAAATTAACCTTCCCAAATTGCCAAAAGAATCTGCGATGGAAGCTTATAAGTCGTCAAGTGACACTTTGAAGGAATTGTTAAGGTTATGGACTGCGCATGTTGGGAAAGGAACTGTAAAGAATCCTTTGATTGTGAGGGCTGAGTGATGAAGTGTAGTAAATGCCGAAATCTCGTCAAGCGCAGAGATGATGATGGCACATTATATGACTGGTGCGGTAAGGTCATAGATAGTCCTGACAGCGATTGTGAAAGAGACTGCAAATATTATCAAGTGGCAATTAATGGAGACGTAATCAGGGCGATGAACGATGAGGAATTAACAGAATGGTTTATGTGGCTTACCGGTGGTCCTCACTCGAATAAGGAGTTAATTTTGGACTGGTTGAAATCGGAGGTTGAGTAATGAACGAAGCGAAAAAAGGAATCATAATCCAAGCGAACGAAAATGCCGGCGAATGGTGCGGGACGGTACTGATCGTCGATGAAGTCAAGGATTGGGGCGTTCAAGCATTCGTTCATGTCCCGATGAAGGGTGATGCGTTTATCAGACTGACACCAGAACAGTTTGAGATTATCAGCAACGGCGAGGCAGTTCTGATGCCAAAGGAAGAAGACGATGAGTAATTGGAGAAGCTGTAACAACTGTTTTGAACCAGAGGACTGCTGGAACGACTGGGAAAGGTGCAGTTGTCTAAGATGGAAGCCGATCCCGTGCAAGTACTGTAGTGGCCCATTGTCGGAAATCAGGGAACATAACGGCAAGAAATACAGGCACTGCTATTCTTGTCATTCCGAATTCTTTGAGGAGGAGTCATGAGCAAAAAGAAACATATCACCATCAAGACCATTGACGGGAACCGGTACGAAACCGATGTGATGCCGCTGAGAACAGGGAGAGCCGGGATCGACTGGCTGTACTTTCCTGTTAAAGATGGAGTCGGAACAAAGTATATCAACATCGCAAACATTGTGAGCCTGACAGAGTTGGAGGTGGAAGAATGAACGAAGACCAGGAACTGGAAATCCTGAAAGATGCGCTTTATCACTTTGGTATCAACCATCAGCAGACGAAGTGCATTGAAGAGATGTCCGAACTCACCAAGGAAATCTGCAAGAACAAGGACGGTCAGAACAACATTGACCACATCGCTGAAGAGATTGCGGATGTCCTTATCACAATCGACCAGATGATCATCTACCACGATATCTACGATGCTGTGGCTCAGTACCGCGCAGAAAAGCTGGAGCGTCTGCGGCATAAGGTGTTCATGGAGCAGTACGGATGAGCAAGAAAAAGATAAATCCTCGTAGAAGACCACTAAGCGAGGCAGATGTGATCAGGATCCAGGATAATGCAGTTCACCTAGCATTTGCCATCTTCCTGACAGTTTTAAAGGACAAGTTTGGATTTTCCAACGATGAAATTGTCAAAGCATGGTGTGAAGCAGACAAGCTTTCCGAAGAAGTCCTGAAAGATGGACTCGTTAAACTGAAAGACCTGGTTGACATGCTGAGAGACGAATACAAAATCGATTTGAGAAAATAAGGAGGATATATGGGCGTACCAGTATTGATCATGGGCGAAACCGGGAGCGGTAAGACCTATTCGATTAAGAGTATGAATCCAGAGGAAGTTGGGATCTTCTCTGTGGAAAAAGGTAGGCTTCCGTTCAAAGGGAACTTTAAAGTTGTTCCGAAAGCAACATACGGGAGTATTAACAAGATCTTCCGGGAACCGAAGCTGAAGCGGTATGTGATTGATGACTCTCAGTATCTCCTGGTGAATGACTACTTCGACCGGGCGAAAGAAACCGGGTTTAACAAGTTCACTGACATGGCACTAGCTTTTCGCAATCTCATCCATGATGTCAACATGAAGCTGCCTGATGATGTGATTGTGTATTTTCTTCACCATACAGAATACGACACAAACTCTGGGAGAACAAGAGCAAAAACCATCGGCAAAATGATCGACAGCTACCTCACTCTTGAAGGATGCTTCGACATCGTTCTGATGACTGCTATTGAAAACGGTGAGCATTTTTTCCTGACACAGTCTGACGGATACTCAACATGCAAGAGTCCAGAGGGAATGTTCCCTGACACAAAGATTCCAAACGATCTGGAGTATGTGGATCGGATGATCCGAGAGTATTGGGGGCTGTGAGTCTAATGGCATCCTTTGAAACAGGCGTATCTTCTTACGTCAAAGCCCAGGCCACGGTCACGGTGTTCTTTCCGGTCGATGCCAAGGGCAATGCAGATATCAGTTGCGCTCAGTGCTACTTTTTCCGGGAAAGCTCCAAACGCTGTGGTCTGAACTGGGAAGTGTGCGCTTATCCGAATAAATATGTTGGGGACAGATGCCCACTGGTTCGTATTAACGAGGAAACGGGCGAAGTTGAAGGTCTATCATAATATTTTTTATAAAGGAGAATTCTATACAATGAAACAGTTTAGCGGATTCAAAGCAGAAAAGGCATCTTCCGGTCGAGAGATTCTTCCCGCTGGTGGTTATATTTGCGAGATCAAGAGCGCAAAGGAAGAGGTATTTGACTGGGGTTCTCGCCTCGCTCTCGCCATCGATGTGGTGGAAGGAGAGTATGCCGGTTTCTTCAAGAAAGATTTCGACGGCAATGACCGCGAGGATAAGAAGTGGCGTGGTATCTACCGCATCTCCATCCCAAAGGATGATGGCACGGAACTGGATGGATGGACGAAGCGTACCTTCGGAAACTTCATCTGGGCGATCCAAGAGAGCAATCCCGGCTATACTTGGAACTGGGATGAGAAGACCCTCAAGGGCAAGAAACTTGGTGTCCTCTACCGCAACAAGGAGTGGGAAATTGATGGCAAGACCGGCTGGACTACTGAAGCTGCCGGCGCGATCAGTGTTGAGGACTGCCGTGCTGGCAAGTTCAAGATGCTGAAGGACAAGCCTCTGAAGGATCGTCCCGCCCAGGGTCAGACTGCTGCCGTTCCAGACACCGTTGACGATAGTGAGGAATTGCCCTTCTAACTTTATCTTATGGGAACTGTCTGAAATATGGCAGTTCCCTTGAAATAAAGAAGGAGGTGAATCCAATGGCTGGTTCTAGAAAAATTGACTTAACCGGAAAACGATTTGGAAAGTTGGTTGTTATTAGAGAAAACGGCAGAAAGCGCAAAGAAGTTCAATGGGAATGCCTGTGTGATTGCGGTAAAAAAGTTGATGTTTCAGGATATAATCTAAGGACAGGACACACAACAAGCTGTGGCTGTATGAAAGGTCATACGGAATCGCACAGTTTTAGATATCAGCATCGTCATGATCCTATCGCATCTATATACACCAACATGAAGACTCGCTGCTACAATCCAAATTATTATCTGTTTCACCATTATGGTGGCAAAGGTATTACTCTTTGCGATGAGTGGTTGGGGAAAAATGGTTTTGAGAATTTCTATCACTGGTCATTACTTCATGGATATCAACCTAGCTTAAGCATTGACCGTATAGACAATTCTAAGGGATATTCACCTGACAATTGCAGATGGGTTAATATGAAAGAGCAGCAAAACAATCGAACAAATAATCGTTTAATTACTGCTCACGGCGAAACACATACAATGGCAGAATGGTCGGCTATTTCAGGCATTTGCTATGGTACAATTCAACGAAGAATTTATAGCGGATGGGATGAAAACGATGCCGTAACAAAAGAGGTTCAACGTCATGCATCCAACTGAAATAGACGAAGTCCTCGAAAGCATGGTATGCATCTGCGATTCTCGCGAGCAGAATACTCCGAAACTGAGAGCCAGGTTGAAACAAATTGGCCTTCCAATAGAAAGAAAAACTCTTCTCTGCGGTGATTATTCAGCAAAAATTCTTCTTCCATCTGGTGAGTGGTATGAGCTTCCAGTAAGTCTGGAGAGGAAGATGGACATCAATGAGATTTGCATGTGTTATTGTCAGGAACGTACCAGATTCGTAAAGGAATTCGACCGAGCCAAAGAGAACCACATCAAAATGTATCTTCTGATAGAGGAGGCAAACTGGGAAAACATATATTCCGGTCGATATCGATCTCAGATGCTTCCTCAATCATTGGTCGCTTCTCTCCTTGCATGGTTAGCGCGATATGATTGCCAAGTCATTATGTGCAAACATGAGACAACGGGGAAGCTCATACATGACATTCTGTATAGAGAAGCAAAAGAATTCCTCGCGAGGATGGTGGATGAATAGTGAACAAATACGATCCTCATAAAGAAGCAGTAGACCTTCTTCTTCAAGAGGTTGTTGATATGGATATGGGACAGCTTATAAAGTCTGTCCCTGACATATATGAGTACATTCCAGACCTCAACAGTGTGGAGCTTCAGCAAGTAAAGGCTGCGTTTTTAGATCGAGCGGATAAGATAGGAGACAAGAAACTTATCCGTTCGATTATGGTATCCTGTGAGAAGAAGCTCAAGAAAGATGCGAAGATATCAGAGATTCGCTATAACCGTGAAACTCAGGCAGCGTATCTGGAGCTTGATGACAGGGGAGTAGCGAAGGAAACCATTGAGAACTTCTTTCAGATCATGATTTGCGATCCTTTCTACAAGACGGTCAGATATAACCTCATCACCAACCAGGCTGAAGTCATCCGCAAGAATCCAGACGGAAAAGACATGCTGGTTCCCTGGAGCGATACAGAGGACGCTGAGAGTCAGAGATTCATTGAGTCCGAGTATAATCTCTACGCTCCTCAGAAACACGCAAACGCTCTCAGAATGCTTTTTAAATACCGGGAATACAATCCCATCATGGAGCTGATAGAAGGAATCCAGTGGGACGGAGAGAACCGCATAGAGCATTGCCTCACCAAGTGGATGAAAGCAGAGGACAGTGAGTATACAAGAGAAGTCTCACGCCTCATTTTCGCTGGTGGAATCAATCGCCTCTATAACCCTGGGTGCAAGTTTGACGATGTGCCTGTCCTCGTTGGCACAAAGCAAGGGGAAGGGAAGTCAACCTTCATTCGCTGGCTTGCCATCAACGAGGTCTGGTTCACTGAGATTAAGAAGGTGGATGGTGCTGATTCTATCGAGCAGCTATTCGGAGCATGGATCTGCGAGATTCCTGAATTGTCCGCATTCAAGAAAGCTGATGACGTTGAGTCCATAAAAGCATACGTTACGCGCACCAAGGATAAGTATCGCAAGCCTTATGATAAGTCTCCGGTCGAATATCCTCGTCGGGTTATCTTTATCGGAACCACCAACAATGATCGGTTCCTGACTGATAAGACCGGAAACCGTAGATTCTATCCTGTGACCGCACGAAGCTCTGGGTATGAATTGTTCGACCATGAACATGAGTGCAAGGAATACATCATCCAATGCTGGGCTGAAGCAAGAGAGCGATTCAAAAAAGGTGAGATGCCACCATTCGCTGATTACCATCTGCTGAAAGAATACCAATCAGCGCAGGAGGAAGCTATGGAAGATGACTGGAGAGTAGGGAAGATCGCGTCATATCTGGAGCATTTCGTTCCTGGGCAAAAGCTCTGCGCGATCCGCATTTACAAAGAGTGCCTTTATCCTGATACCTCTACCGGGCCGAAACCTTATGAGAGCCGCGAGATCGGTCAGATCATGGCAAAGATGGATGGATGGGAGAAATGCAAGACGCGATTCTATGATGAGAAGTACGGGCAGCAGCGCGGCTGGGTGAAGAAAGAGAACGCGACTGTGTCCAATATCGATGAGTTGCCATTCTAGCCTATGAGTTACGAAATCAAACAAATCAAAGTGTTCGCTTACAACCGTGATTTCAAACCTGATTTCACGGTTGCGGAGCGGAACCTCTACACCGGCCTTGCATATTGCTATGACTGGTTTAGACTCCATCCTGAGGACAAGGAAATCTGCGATGAGCTAGCCAAGGATTATATCCAGGGTTATCTTTATCTCAGCAAGTTGGAAAATCGAACACAGAAGGGAAGTGAGAACTAGTGGAACAATTTACACTCGACGGAATGTTTGATGATGCCGACGAAGCGGAACTTAAGCGAGATAATCTCAAACAAGTTGTCGATGAAAGCACAGGGGAGCTTGTAACTGTGTCCAATCAGATCAGTAAAGGGCATAAGCAGCGAGGCATTACCAAGTCCTACTTCAATCAGTTCGACGAAACCGGCATGGCAGACTTTCTCCTGGAAGTGGTCAAGATCGGCATGTCCGTCAAGTCACGCAATCCAGAGGACATGAAAGAAGGCCTGATGAAATATCTTCATCTTTGCCAACAACAGCATCGTCGTATAACCAACATGGCTTGCTACACTGCTATGGGAATCAATCGGTCAATCGCTTATGATATGGATCATGGCAGAACCGGCACACCGGAGCAGAAGAAGCTCATCCAGTTTGTCAAAGGCCTCTGTGCCACATATCGCGAGGGCATGATGGTTTCCAATGACATCAACCCAATCGTCGGAATCTTCTGGCAAAAAGCGCACGACGGTCTGAACGAGATGGACGAAGTCAATGCTTTTGCTTCGGAACTGAACGAGTCTCACGCCGAAGAAGACGCTGAGTCCATCGCTGACAAGTACGATTCGCTCCCGGATTAAGCTCAACCTATCAACCTACCATCTTTATCTTTATCTTTATCTTATGTTGTGCTATAATGAACCAAAGGGAGGTGGAACAATGAAAGTCGGACAAAATCCCGCGAAAAAGAAACCCTCTGGCATGTCTCGTGCAGCCAAGAACGAACACAACGCTTATCAGCGAGCTTATACCAAGAAGCACCGTCAGGCAAAGCGCGAGGCAAACAAGCGGTACTGGGAAAAGAGATCCAGCGGAGGCTGAGTCTTTCCGATTATAGGAACCGATGAGATTGTGATGAAAATTCCAACCGCCTGATGAGAATGTGTGAGCTTTCCTATATAAAAACCGCGACAAAATCCGCTCAGATATCCTGGGCGGCTTTTTTATTGCGTTTGCTCCTCTTCCCTCTCACGAAAACATTTCCAGACCACAGAAAGACCACAGAAAGCGGTTTTTGACCAGAAAAAATTTGCCCAGAAAACTTCTCACCTGCCCTTCTTTAGCGTACTAAAGTTCTTTTCCCTCCCCCCCCCCTGGAAGCACTTGCAATGCCTGATTTCCGAAAAAATATACAATTTGTTCCCGCTTTTCCGGTTTGGCTTGTTTCCGCTGCTGATTTCCGCTTGTTTCCTATTGTTTCCGCTATTCTTCCGTATAGCCACAAAAACAGCCCAAATTTCAATTTTTTGTTTTCGGACGTCTATTTATACTGCCTTGCTATAAAATCGCGTGTACAGGCTTTTAAACGCTCATATTGAGAAACAAGATTTTTCTTGTTTTATAGTTTGGCTTTTCTCCCCTGTTTTCCGCTTGCGTATTATGCTTCTTTTTTTGCTTTTTCGGCTATTGCAGCATAAACAGATTTTTTCTTGTGCTTCTCTTTTTCGGTTTATGATCATAATAAAAATGGATCCGGGGAGAAAACGAAAAAGACAAGGGAAATCTTTTCTTCCCTTGTCTTGTTTGGCTTGTGTTCCCTGTTTAGTTGTTTTCGGTTCCCGATTTAATTAGCAGCCGCAAAGCCTTTTTAATTGTTGTTTGTTTAGGCTTGTCTTCCATATACTCTATAATATCGGAATCAGTAGATTTTTGTAAACGTATGCCTATAAATACTGTGTTTTCCTTATTCCATATTGCCTGTCTTACGTTTTTCTTTTGTTTATCCATTTAGACTTGTCTCCCCTCTTCTCTGGATAATATAGCATAGTCTATCACAGAAACCGTTAAATTGTCAACTTGAAATTGTCTTGCATGCTCTATGATCATACCACGCGCAACGGAAGAAAGAAAAGAAAGAAATTTGTTTTTCATTGTATAACACCTCATTCCCAATAATTAAACCATCCTGCCGGCAGTTCGTTTTCTAAATTATAATAATAATTAACAATTCTTTTCCATGTATCTTTTTCAATTTCATTTAATCGTTTACAAGCTTCTAATGTTTCATAGCATTTATTTTGCGCCTCAACTGGTAAAGAATTAAATTTTTCGCGTGTTAACATAGTATTACCTCTTTTTTATATTATTATGAGGGAGATTTTTGTTTTCTCCCTCATTATAAGAATTATCTGTTTTTGGTTAGAGTTGAGTACTCTTTATACTCTTTCAAATCAAAGCGGGCAATCTCTTTTTCATTAATATCGTATACAATCCATAATCCATTATGGAAGTGTACAAAATAAGAAACATGTTTAAAACTGTCGAACAATTGCCCATCAAGTCCGTATATATTGAGCGTATAACCGTATTTTTTCATTTCTTCTATTCGTGTCATTGTTTTACACACCTTCGATTAATCCCCGGTCCCACTTATCCGGTTTTCTTGCGTATAACTTAACTGTTTTTCCCTGTTTAAGATCTTCCAAACAAGACCACGGGAAAATATAAACAAGATCCGAATAGCTATTATATAACGTATGGCCTATATCATAATTGCTCAAGCAATATGTTTCTCCGATAAAATCACAATCAATCCAGGAAAGACAATCACACAAGAAAAGCAATTCATCTTTCTTAAATTCTTCAATAGCGTCATTGTCTAATTTAATATTGATATTTCCGTTTTTAAACTCTTTACAATAATCGGTTGTTCTTAACATGTTTATTCTCCCCTCATTAATAACAAGCCTTAATCCAGGCGATTCTTTTATATTTCAAATTATGATCTTCTCTATATTTCTTTTCCGCTTCTCTTGCGTTATAAAAGAAATATCTGATTTTTTCATAACCTGAAACTTGAACAATATAAACACCGTCAACAAATCCCTTTTTTCCGTATAACATTATTTTCCCCCCCATCATTATTTGAACAATCTATATAATTCTGAAAATGCTGCTATTCTTTCATCAAATCTGTTTAATGTTTCCTTGCTGTTATAACCATTAAGCGCAATATATTTGTTTTTATATTTCATCTCTTCTTTTATTAATCCATCGATAATAAAATATATTTCATCACGAGAAAACTTTTTTTCTTCCATTACTTTTCCCCTCTTTCATATTGTGACCATGTAGGAATATGTTTAATTTCTTCGCGCGCTTCTTTTATTGCCCTGTTGATATCTGCTATTGTTCCTGAATAATCCTTGTAACCCGTACACCATCCAGGGGAACACGACGCAAGGCCGAACCCGGCACAAGCAACAAGAAACTTTTTTAATTGTGTTAATTCCTTGTTTGCTTCTCTTTTCTCTGTATAATCATCATAAAAACAAGGGAAATTGTTTTCTATATCAATTGTAAATCCCTCATAATATCCAGGTTTAACAGTTACGTGATAATACCAAAAAGAATATTTTTCGATTTCTGTATTGACGTTTTCTAAATCACAACTATAAAGTTCATTTATTTCATCTCTAATAGTATCACGCAATTCATAATTGTTTTCATACGGTTTATCAATATCAACTTTCCATTCTTCCTTGATAAACTTCATGAAATCAGAATCATTTAACAAGTCTTCCGGTTCATAGGGTTTAATTCCTAAAGTGATATAATCGCTTGTGTAATAGTTTATAGCGCCCATAATTTTTACCATCCTTTTATTTTATTTTGTTTTCGGATATTGTTTGATATCCGTTAAAGCAGACAATAATTAAATTGTCTGCTTTTGCTGGTATCAAACAAGCGTTTATTCTTCCGTTTCCTCATCTTCAACAGTTTCCAGGCGTTCAATAATTTCCTGTATTTCCTCATCGTCCTCTAATTCGTCAAGCGCTTCATCAATAGCACGATACAGATAATAGCAGCGAATTGAAACATCCCAATATTCCGGATTATCGATATTATCCGCAACTGTTGAAGCCTCAATGCCAAATTCATCAACAACTTCACGCACAAGATAATAATTGCCAACAAGATTTTGGCTTGCTTCGTAACTGCTGAATGTATAGCTCCCGCTTCCATTCCCCGTTACACTATCATCGATCCATAAATCGTCATTCAATTGTTCTGCAAATCCGTCCCTATCTTCGTGGAGCTTTTCAGCGATTTCTTCACTTGTGTAATTGTTGCGAATAGCTTGTAATACATCTTCCTTAACAGCTTCAAAATAATTGTACATAATCTTTCCTTTCTTCCGGTTTATAGGCTTTTCCGGAATGCCAACAAATAACGATTAAATCGTTTACAACAGGATATTAGCATATAACAGTTAAATCGTCAATATCAAATTAACAGTTAAATCGTTTATTAACAATTAGTTCATAATTTAGCATAGATCATAAAACATATTAATTTAATAGGTTTATAACGTGCCTTGCGTGGCCTGGCTGCTTTTCTTGCGCGCGCCTGTTTCCGCGCTTGCGCGCGTCTCCCTGGAAAGAAAGCGGTATCCGGTTTTCAGTCCCCCGGAAACTAAATCTTTTCAGCTACACCAAACAACCGCACAACCAAACAACCGGAAGAGAATACCACGCGCAACTATAAACAGATACCACGCGCACAAAGCAGCGGGAAAAGATACAGAACACAATCACAATCGCAACCGCAACCGGCGCAATACTATTATAATAATTAATCTGTGAGTCTTTTCTTCCGAACATTCTCCCGCTGCAATCACAATCGCATAACTCTATGATCATAACCAGGTTAAACAATGGTATGATTTTTGCAGTAAGTATATTTTTTGTACTAACTGTGACCACTTCACTACGACGGCCAAACCAGGCAAGCAGAAGTTCATACACGCACCCGGGCGTTCCTAAATATTATCCACTTTTCAATGCATCAATATTCAATAGTCAATGAAAACAATCAATAAACCATTGCACCTATGTATTGTTGACGATTTCCCGCCCAAAATGGTACGCGAAATAAATATTAAGCGAACCAAAACCTGAAACATACTAACCTATGGGGGAAATAGGGCGCCCCGCCAGGCCGGCCGGTTACCTTCCCCAACAATCCCGAAAAAGAAAAAAGCCCTCATAAGAGAGGGCAGTTTTGAGTGTGATATAGGTTATTCTGACTCAGGTTGATCATTTGGGTCAGTTTTTGGAGGATATGGTATTCCGAGCTTTTCGAAAGCAGAGACGAATTTCTCAGCGATGAAATCAGAATATTGCCGTCTTCCTACCATGTACTCATAAAGGACAGTACGAGTGATTCCAGCGGTTGAAGCGATGGTGGAAATTTTGACTCCATCAAGATAAGCATTACGAAGGGTGAGTACGATAGGATCGTTGGTTTTAATCCAGCGTTTATCATATCGCTTCATTCGATTGAATTTTTTGACTTCTTCAGCAGAATACCCAGCGGACTCAACTTCTGCTATAGAATTCATAATTGAATCGGCTGAAATATCAAATCCTCCTTTCTTAAGAATGTCTAGCACAAGACTCAAACGATTTTCCTTACATGAAGCAACAATTTTAGCCGCTTCAAGATACTGTTCTGGTGTAAATTCCATAATTTAGCTCCTTTCGTTTGATGTTTACATGATACACCAACATATACAACATTACAACAACGAATATTATACAATTTCATTCGTCTAGCTCTTAAGGACAAAAAGACAGAGAATTCCTTATATATTATTTCCCAGATACGTTCATAATTTATTCATGGTTTTCAGAATGGTTTTTTATTTTAACTGTACTATCTGTCTAGTACAGTTTATTTTAGTCACTTTTAAGATATAATAGATTATATAAATCATATATAATTTCAAAATTTAAGAACAAAAGTTATAAGACAAAGTACAAGTCAAAGTGGAGACTGACAAGACCAACTAGCCCATTTTGGGCCATTTTTGGCAAGTCTGTCTTGTAAATCTGGAAACAAAGCAGTAACAAATGCCGCTCCACGGCACTCGCAGATGAAGAAAAGCGTGAGTCGAAACTTGAAACATGAGAGAATTTCATGTATAATGACCGTGTATTAGAAAACTTCATGGAAGGAGCGTAGAGATGGCACGGTCTGTTGAAGAGTATGAGAGATTGATAGAGAAGTGCATTGGGTTCGGTGACATACAATCGTTGAGAGATGGGCTGATGATGTGTAAGGGATTGGAGAAGGTGGACTCCATCACGGTTGAGGAAAAGGGAATTGAGGGGCAGGTAGCGGATATAGTGCCTGATACTGGTAACTTCAACAAGGCCCATGCCCTCGCACGGAGAATCAGGGGAGCGGCGAATTCTCTGATCAAGCGTGGTGGTGGGCAAGAGGCACTTGACCTTTACTATAGCTGCCATCTTTTTGATGCTCCGTATGTGTTCGACAGCTTCTGTATTTACATCGAGAAGGACAGGGAACCGGAGAAGAAGTTTTATATGCCGAGGCGAAAGCAGCTTCTTCCTCTGGCAGAGGCACTGCAAGACCTGGAAGAGGGGAAAATATATCTGCTGGGAATTTCGATGCCTCCTGGTTCTGGTAAGACAACGTTGGCAGAGTTCTTCCTAGCGTGGGAGTGTGGGCTTCATCCTGAGTTGTCGAACCTCATTGGCTCTCACTCTTATCCTTTCGTTGATGGTATGTACAGCGAAATGCTTAGAATTGTGGATCCGCTGGGCGAGTATCGGTGGAAGGACGTTTTCCCGAACGTCCGAGTGATCAACCAGAGTGCAAGAATGCGCATGATAGATTTCGGGCATAATAAGAAAGAGTCGAAGCGATTCATGACCTTGGAGTTCGGAACATTAGGTGCGTCCCTCGCTGGTCGTGTCCGCGCGATGAACCTATTGTACTGTGATGACTTGGTGGATGGCATTGAGGCCGCTCTAAGCCGGGATCGCATGGACAAGCTCTGGCAGCAGTATTACACTGACCTTCGGCAGAGAAAGATCGGTGACAGGTGCAAGGAGCTTCACATCGCTACTCGCTGGTCTGTTCATGATGTTATTGGAAGGCTTGAGCAAGAGTACGAAGGTGATGAATACGCCAGGTTTATTACATGCCCAGCATTGGATGAGAATGATGAGAGCAATTTTGATTATCCATATGGCCTTGGCTATACAACAGAGGATCTTCACCGTCAGAGAGAAATTATGGATGATGCATCATGGAGGGCTTTGTATCTCAATGAACCGATAGAAAGAGAAGGAACTTTGTTTTCCCCAGAGGAGTTACAATACTTTACTGAGCTTCCAGATGTCGAACCGGATGCTATTATTGCTGTGTGCGATACGAAAGAACAAGGTTCTGACTATTGCGCAATGCCTGTGTTTTATCAATACGGGGATATGTTTTATATCAATTCCTTTATATGCGATAACGGGAAAGTCGAGATTGTGCAAAATCGTGTAGCTGAGAGATTGGTTGACGAAAAGGTTAAGTTGTGCCAGATTGAAAGTAACCGCGGTGGTACGCTTTTTGCAAATACGGTTAGTGAACGTATCAAAGAGCTTGGTGGATTTACTAGTATTACAACAAAATGGACTCAGACAAATAAAGAAACGCGCATTCAGGTGAACAGCGCGTGGGCAAAGTTTCATTTTGTTTTTCGGTCTACAGAAGATAAGAACACCACAAAAGAATATAGGACTGCAATGAATCAGCTATATGGATATTCTATGATCGGTAAAGTGAAGAATGATGATATTCCTGACGTTATAGCTCTTGCTGTTGATTTCATCTTGTCAAGATCAGCAAACAGAGTTCAGATATTGAAAAGACCGTTTTGATATGTTATAATATATTGGCAAGGGTGGTAGACTTGCATATCTGAATATGATGTACTGCGAGGTACGTTTATCTCGCTATACATATTTGCGTTCGGAAGATGCTACCACCATCTTCTGGACGCATTTTCTTTGTGGTAGAAAGGAAATGAAATAATGAAAGTAAATTATGCAGATCCCAAGTGGATTGGCAAAAAGTATAATAGGCTAACTGTTATCGCTTTTGAAAATGTCAAAAGGGGAAAGACCAGTTGTTGGAATTGGATTGTACGCTGTGATTGTGGTGCGCTGAAAAGCGTGAATCCGTACAGGGTACTTAATGGAAATACAAAATCTTGTGGATGTTATAAAGCTGAACACACGGTTGAATTTAACCGTAGAGAAAAGGCGAAGCATAATGGTAGGCGCACCAGATTGTATACTATATGGCATGGAATGAAGCAAAGATGCTATTGTGAAACATGCCATGATTATAAGAATTATGGTGAACGAGGCATAGTTATTTGCGATGAGTGGAAAAACGATTTTTCTGCTTTTAGAGATTGGGCTTTGCAAAATGGTTATTCAGAAAAACTGTCAATTGACAGAATTGATGTAAATGGAAACTATTGCCCAGAAAATTGTAGATGGGTTGATTGCCAAACGCAAAACAGAAATAGAACAACAAACGCTGCTGTTCTTTACAGAGGGAAAGAATATACTTATGCAGAGCTTGCAGACATGTCCGGTATACGATACGGAACTTTATATGCGAGGATTTGCCATCATGGATGGTCTGTTGAAAAAGCTATGAACACTCCGTTGAAGCGTCCCATTTAAGAAAAGACCGTACTAAACCGTTTTTTACCGTTTTTTTCAGCAAAAACCATTGACTTTCACAAAGATACATGATAAAATCTCATGTAGATATGAAAATACTTCATAGATAAGGAAAACGAGATATGCCTAAAGAGGTTCTGGATGCCATTGCGGCGATTGTCCGCACGGGCAAGGAGGCCATCGTCAAGCAAGAACACGGGAAGTGGCTCGTGATCGAAAACGGAAGACGGATGGTTTACAAAGAAAAATAATGAGCCTCGCAGTAATTAGGCTGTGAGAAGAGTCAATTAGGACTGAGTTGTTGCAGAGATCGCGACAGCTTAGTCCTATTTTCGTTTTAAGGGGCATGATTATGGCATGTGAGTATGGAAATGTGAATAGTGGCACTACCAGCCCCGTAGTCAGGAATGACATGTTCGGACGTTTGGATATCTATTCCACGTTCGATGAGATTACGGAAGAGAATGTTCTGGAAGAGCTTAATTCTGCGCTGGTATACCATGTGGACAACATGCTCCAGGAAGAATTCCTCTACTGGTATCGCAGAGGCGTTCAGCCGATTCTCAACCGTACGAAGGAAGTCCGGGAGGACATCCTCAATAAAGTCCAGGAAAACCATGCGGCTGAGACAGTCGATTTCAAGAACGGGTACTTCCTGACCCAGGCTGCCTATTATCAGGCGAGACGTAGGGGCGTTCAGGGCAAGCTTAAGAAGCTGAACGAGTTTCTGTATGTATCTGGTAAACAGGATGCGGACAACACGATTGCTGACTGGTTTCATACGGTTGGCAAGGGCGTGTGCTATGTTGAGCCGAATGATGATGACAAGGTTCCGTTCAAAGCCTATGCTCTCGATCCTCGTAGCGCGTTTACGGTGTATTCTCTTAGGCCAGGTAACAAGCCCATCATGGGTATCAACTTCGTTACGGTGGATGGAACAGCAAAGTTCGATGTGTTCACGGAGCAGTCTGTATTCCATCTTTCTGGTTCTGTGGTCGGTAAGATGACTACCACCGAGAAGAATCATGACTATCTGGTTACGGCAAACTCCTTGGATAGCGTGGAACCGAATGTGCTTTGGAAGATTCCAATCATCGAGTATCGGTACAATACCATCAACCAAGGATGCTTTGAGGCCGGTATTCCTATTCTGGATGAGATTAACAACATCGTTTCCAATGCCTGTGACGGCATCGAGCAGTTTATACAGAGCTTGGCAATTGCGGTGAACTGCGAGTTCCCGGAGGATACGACCATTACAGATATTCGGAAAGCTGGTATGATTTCGCTTCGGTCTGTAGGTGAAAACAAAGCAGACTTCAAGGTGCTGTCTGAACAGCTTGATCAGACTCAGACCAAGGTTTTGGTTGACCGTCTGTATGATCAGTATCTCCGCATCTGCGCTATGCCGAGTAGATCAAATGGATCCACCACTTATGACACCACGGGTGCTGCGGTGCTAGCGAACTTTGGTTGGTATCAAGCGGACTGCGCAAAGCGAAACACCATTGACCTTTTCAAGAAGTCCAATCGTCAGTTCGATGAGATTGTTGTGGAGATTCTGAGCCGCAAGAATCTTCTTGATATCGACGTTAATGACTTTGAGCTTGAGATTGTCTCCAACGAGACTGCGAATGTCCAGAGCAAAGCCCAGGCGTTCAATACACTTCTTGCCGCCGGTATGCATCCTGAACTGGCTGCGGCGAAGTCCGGTATCTCCAATGACCCGGTCAAGGATATGAAGATGTCTGAGAAGTGGCTGAAGATGGTCTGGGGAGATCCTGACGCAAAGGCTGATGAAGAGAAACAGGCTGAAGCGGACGGTAATCTTACCGAGGAAGAGAATGCTTCCAAGGGTGAGGCTGAGATCATCGAGGACGATGCCAATAACGGTGAGAATGAAACTGGTGGTGCAGCGTGAATAACGTGATGCCGTTCGATGAACTGAACACGTTCAAAGAACAGGTCGCTATCCACTTCGACGAAGCTGGTCACATTCGTTCCAAAGAAGATGAGGAAGATATCATAGATGAAATGCTAGATCTCTTCCTATTGGCATATGCAAACGGTGTAGCCGATACCAACGATTCCCTTGGTGCGTCCATCATGCCATCTCTGAGTGAAGTTGAGGACACGGTGGATAAAGAGATTGCCGGGAAGACTTGGCGCGAAAGAGTCCACGAATACGCCGAAAATAACGGCACAGTCGGAGACATCATTCGGATTGCTGAGACGGAATCTCACAGGGACTCTAACGAGGCGGCGTACAAGACTGCTGTTGCTGCTGGTGCTACGCAAAAGGTCTGGCATTGTTTGATGCTAGATACCAGTCGAGACACACATCGCTATCTTAACGGTGTGTCCGCTCCGATTGACGGAGAGTTTTATTCCTTCCGTGGTGGTAAGACACAGTTCCCAGGACAATGGGGAATCGCGGAAGAGGATGTTAACTGCTTGTGTTATCTAACTTATAGATAAATTCCCAGAGTGAACTGGGTTACCAAACGCGACTATGGTCATGACAAGACCTAAAAACGGAAAACATAGTGCGGTGATGCACTCAAAAAAGCGCAAAGGAGAATGAGACATGAAGATCGATGTAACGAAAATCGATGGGTACGAGAACATGTCCGCAGAGGACAAACTGAAAGCTCTGGAAGAGTATGAATTCGATGTTCCTACTCCGAAAGACAACAGTGAAGAGGTCAAGAACCTCAAGGAATCTCTCAGCAAGGCAAACTCCCAGGCCGCAGAATGGAAACGACAGTTTCGCGAGAAGCAGACCGAAGCGGAGAGAGCCGAGGCAGAGAGAGCGGAGAGAGAAAAAGCTGTCGAAGAAGAGCTTAAAACGCTCCGCAGAGACAAGTCGGTGAGCGGATATGTCGCTCAGTGTCTCACTCTTGGTTATAGCGCAGAGCTTGCGCAAAAAGCTGCTGAAGCGATGGCAGATGGCAATACGTCTGAGATCTTCGCCTGTCAGCAAGCATTTCTGGAAGCGAAACAGAAGGAAATTGAGGCAGCGGCTCTTAACAAACAGCCCACTCTGACTACTGGATCGCCTCCGACTTCGAAAGTCGCTGAAGCTGAAGCGCAGAATAAAATGCGTGCAGCTTGGGGACTTCCACCAATTAAAATTAAGTAAAGGAGAACTAAAAAATGGCAACTACTGTTCAGCCCCCTGTGACCAATAGTGTTGGTCTTGCGTCCAGCTATCTTCCTATTCTGGATGAGATCTACCAGGCAGAATCCAAGTCTGCAATTCTCGATACCGCCCAGGATCGTGTTTATTACGATCCTCAGACTCACACCTTCCATCTGTTTGAGATCGACATGGTTGGCAATGCCAACTATTCCCGCAACGATGGTTTCGTTCGCGGTGATGTGACCTCTCAGTGGAGAGCTTACGCTCCTCAGTGGGATCGTGGTCGGCAGTTTGTTGTTGACCGGATGGACAACGAGGAAGCAATGGGCATGGTGTTCCCGGCTCTTGGTTCTGAGTATATTCGCACGAAGGTTGTTCCTGAGACGGATGCACTCAGATTTTCCACCTATGCTGGTGCTGCTCTAACCGCTATGACAGCTACAGAAACCATTTCTACTGGCGCAGCTGCTGTTGCAGCTATCGACATTGGTACTGAGAAGCTTGACGATGCCGAGGTTCCGTATGAGGGCCGCCTCCTCTTTATGAATCCGACCATGTACCGCTTCCTCAAGGGTGGTATCACTCGTTACACCATGAACGGTGAGAATGGAATCGACTATAATGTCGAGATGTATGACAACATGCGTGTCATCACCGTTCCGTCTCGCAGATTCAACACTGCTGTGACGCTTGCCAATCCCACTGCCCATAATGATGCTGGCGGCTATACTGCGACTGGTCAGACCATCAACTTCATGATCATCCATCCGTCTGCCATTATGCAGGCCAACTGCTTCACTGAGCCTCGCATCTTTAGCCCCGATGTCTGGCAGCAGAGTCAGGGTTGGGCTTGGGACTTCCGTCAGTATCACGGAGCCTGGGTCAAGAACCAGAAGAAGAGCGGCATCTACCTCAACAAGCCCTCTGGAACCTGATATGGGAATCAGGGTTAATCCTGACGGCAGCATTACCGTGGGCATTATCCCCGAAGAGGCCGAAGTGAAGAAAGCTCCGGCCTCTCTCCCCACGGAGAAGGATGAGACTGTTGTTAGTGAAGTTAAGAAGAGGGGACGTAAGCCTAAACAGGCTTAAGAAAGGAATGGTGTATCGCTATGACCGATGCGGAAAAGCTTAATACAGTGAAAACGCTCCTTGGTGATAGTGATGGTGCTATTCCGAGCGATGAAACGCTGAAAACCTATCTCACGCTTGCTGCGAATGAGATTCTCAATTGGAAATACCATCTTATCGGTGGAGTTCCCGACCGCGTTGTGTCCGTGCCTACTCTGGAAGAGATCAAACAGATCTATGCAGTTGTCGCTGGGTACACGCATGCCGGTGCTGAAGGACAGAGTTCACATTCTGAAAACGGCATCTCCCGTGTGTTTAAATACGGAGACATGCTTCAGTACATCCACGACAATGTGCTTCCTTATGTGAGAGTGGGTGCGATATTGTGAGAACGCTGAAGAGGAACCGTCAGAGTATCTGGTATGCGTTGTACCAGGGTGAGACGGAAGCTGTTGATGAGAATGGATACAAGACCGGTGAACACACTGCAAGCTATTCTGAACCTGTTGAGGCTCAGATGAACGTCTCTGGTG